CATTTACACCTTTAGGTGTTGAACTTCAAGCAACTGGTGAAAACGCCGGTACATGGGGAACAAAAACTAATACTAATTTACAACTTATTGAACAAATATCTGGTGGTTTTACTACACAATCAATTGCTGGTGGTGCACAAACTACAGCTTTAACTATCTCTGACTCTGGGACTGGTGATGTAGCAGGTCACAGAATGATTGACTTTACAGGTACAATTACAGGAAATCAAATTGTAACAATACCATTAGATGTTCAAACTTTTTATATTTTAAGAAATTCAACTTCAGGAGCTTACACAGTTCAGTTTAAATATGCATCAGGATCTGGTGGAACTTTTACTTTTTCAGCAACTAACAAAGGCACAGCAATCGTATTTGCGGCAGCAAACGATGGAACTAATCCAGACATTATACAGATTCAAACAGGTGGAGACGTTGTTGATGATACATCACCACAATTAGGTGGCGATCTAGATACTAACTCATTCAATATTTCATTTGATGATGCGCATGGCATTACAGATGAAAACGGAAATGAACAAATAGTATTTCAAACAACTTCATCTGCAGTAAACCAATTAGATATAACTAATGCTGCAACAGGTAGTGCACCATCTATTCAAGCAACTGGTGGTGATTCTAATATTAATTTAAAAGTTGGACCTAAAGGAACTGGTTTAATTGAAGTTCTTGGTGCAGATAATCCAGGTTCAATTCAACTTAACTGTGAATCTAACTCCCACGGAATTAAACTTACGTCACCCCCACATAGTTCTGGGCAATCATACGAATTAAAATTTCCAACAGGAAACGTAACAGCAGATAGATTTTTAAAAGTAGCATCAGTATCTGGTTCAGGTACAACGGGTATTGGACAATTATCTTTTGCTGAAGTATCAGGCGGAACCTCTTGGCAATCAGTAAAAACCTCTACATTTACAGCAGTTGCTGGTGAGGGTTATTTTATAGATACAAGTTCTGGTGCAATAGAGATGGATTTACCTGCAGGAAGTATAGGTGACGAAGTATCATTTATAGATTATGCAGGAACATTTGATACTAACGCATTAACAATCGATCAAAACGGAACAGAAAAAATTGCAGGATCAACAGATCCTTTAACAGTATCAACAGAAAGAGCAGCGAATACTTTAGTTTATGTAGATGGCACACAAGGTTGGCTCTTAAAGAATAATTAAGGAGATACATGGCTGCTTATAAAGATCTAGTAGGGCAGAAGATTACTAAAGTAACTTCTAACCCTAGTGAACCTAAAACAGGACAAATGTGGTATAACTCCACTGATGGTAAACTTAGAGGATTAGCTATTACTTCATCTTGGATTAGTCAAACTCCATTAAATACTGGAGTCTATGGATCTTCATCAGGAGGAACAGCGAACGCTTACTTTGTTGCAGGAGGAAATTTAAGTCCCCCTTTAGGTGGTGTTACAAATAAAAATGAACAATACAATGGATCAGGTTTTTCAGAAGAAGGTAATTTAACGACTGCTAGAATGTATTCAGCTGGAACAGGAACTGTTACTGCAGGTCTAGTTACAGGTGGAGATCAACTACCTTCTCCTAGATACTCAGTTTTAGTTGAAGAATGGAATGGAACATCTTGGTCTGAACAAAACGATATACCACAAAATAAAAATATGGCAGCGGCTGGACCTCAAACAGCAGCTATGATTTTTGGAGGAAGCACTCCATCAGCAACAAGTGATACTAGATTTTATGATGGAACAGATTGGACTTCAGGCCCAGCTTTAAATACGGCAAGAATTGGTTTAAGAGGTGGAGGAAATCAAACAGCTGCCATAGCAATGGGAGGAGACTCTTCAGCAGCTGTAGAGGAATATAATGGTTCTTCTTGGACAAGCGTAACATCTTTGCCTGCAAATCGTAGTTATTTTGCTGGAACAGGCCCACAAACAAATGCATTAGCAGCAGGTGGTTATAGTGGTAGCGCAGAAATGAATACTACATTTAGGTATGATGGCACTAATTGGACATCAGCACCTAATTTAGGAACAGGAAGATATTATACACAAAACGGTGCTATCGGAACAGGGAGCAACACTTGGATAGCAGGTGGAGGAGGTTCACCTTTAGCAACCACTACCACAGAAGAATTTAATTCATCAACAAATACAATAACCGCTGCAGCATGGGCAGCTGGTGGAACTATGGGTCAAGTAAGATCAGTTGTTGGAGGATTTGGAACTCAAACAGCTGCACTTATGTGTGGAGGTAATCATCCAGGAACAGCTCAACATGCTAATGCGGAACAATATGATGGCACAAGTTTTTCAGAACAAAGTGACATGGGGACAGCTAGATCACAACTTGGAAGTTGTGGAACATTAACTGCAGGATTAGTTTTTGGAGGAGATGTTTACCCTACTTCGCCTAGAAACACTGGAGTTACAGAAGAATGGGACGGCTCTTCATTTTCAGAACAAACTGATATGGGCACAGTAAGAAGATCTATAGGTTCTTTTGGAACTCAAACAGCAGCTGTTGCAGCTGCTGGTTATGTAACAGCGGCAATAGCAAATGTAGAAGAATATGATGGGTCAAGTTGGACAAGTGTAACTTCATTACCTACTGCGTTTAATGCATCTGGAACCGCTGGAGTTGAAACTGCAGGATTAGTTTTTGGAGGATTAAATCCTGGTAATCCAGTTACAGCTGTAACAGTAGAATATGATGGATCAAATTGGACATCAGGTGGTAGTTTAACTACAGGAAGATGGGGCCTTAATGGTGGTCCAGTTGGCACTCAATCAGACGCTTTAGCTTTTGGTGGAAGAACACCTAGTTCTACTTATTATACAAATACAGAGGGTTATGATGGAACTTCATGGTCAAACAGACCAGCTTTAGCTTCAGCAGAATATGAGACGGGTAAAGCTGGGACAGCTGCAGCTGCTTTAAGTGCAGGTGGAAATGATGGTTCAAGTGCAAAAGCTACATCAGAAGAATTTACTGGAGAAACAACAGCTGCTAATATACAAAATTTTACAACGAGTTAATTATGAGCACATATAGAAAAATACATGGACGATCAATTCAGGCAGTAACAACTGATCCTAGTGAATCAGTTTCTGAGGGTCAAGTTTGGTACAACACAACTAGTGATACTTTTAAAAGTGTTGTTGCTATTGAAGCGTTTTCTAGTGCTTCACCTTTAATCACTGTTAGAGGAGAAACTGGTTCCGCACAAGCAGGAACACAAACAGCTGCTTTAGCTGCAGGTGGTCAAGACGCTGCACCTTCAGTAACGGGTATTACAGAGGAATATAATGGATCAGGTTGGTCTTCAGGTGGAACCATGTCAACTGCAAGAATGAGTGCTGCAGGTGGAGGAACTCAAACTGCAGCGTATGTTGCAGCAGGTCAGTTTCCAAATAAAAATGTAACTGAAAATTATGATGGAACATCTTGGACTTCTTCAGGTAATTATCCAATTACAGCTCATAGTGTAGCTGGAATGGGAACACAAACAGCTGGATTAGCTGCAGGTGGTAGAACTCCAGCCCCTGCTGTTACAAATGTATCAGCGGAATATGATGGTTCAACTTGGACTGCAGGTAATAACATAAATACAGCTAGACAAAATATGGGTGGAACAGGACCACAAACAGCTGGAATTATTTTTGGTGGTAGAACTGGACCTACTGATAATCCAGGAAATACTGAAACTTATGATGGGACATCTTGGAGTGAAACAGCAGATTTAAATACTGGAAGAAATAATTCTGGATCATCTGGAACTAGTTCAAGTTCTGCATTTGTTGCAGGCGGAGCTACTCAACCACCAACAACTGTAAATTCGGCTGCAGAACAATGGGATGGTACTTCTTGGACTACATCTCCTGCAACTTTAGCTACTGCAAGATATGGTATAAGAGGAACTGGAACAACAAGTGCAGGTGTATTTTATGGCGGATATGAACCTAGTCTTTCCACTGCAACAGAAGAATTTAACAAATCAGCAAGTCTTATTACAGCTGCAGCATGGGCTAGTGGTGCAAACATAGGGACAACTAGAAATAATTTGTCAGGTTGTGGAACACAAACAGCTTCTTTAATAGCAGGGGGAGATAATACTGATCCTAGTTATTTAGCTGTTGTAGAGGAATATAACGGAACTTCTTGGTCAGAACAGACTGATTTGCCCGGAAACAAAAGAAGTGGTGCAATGGCTGGAACACAAACTGCTGCTATATTTTTTGGTGGACAATCGTATCCAAATAATGAAAGCAATGCTTCTTTTAAATACGATGGTTCTTCTTGGACATCAGGTGGAACTATGCCAGTATCAAATGCTTTTGCAGGAGTAGCAGGAACAGGAACACAAACAGCTGCTTTAGGAGTTGGTGGTTATATAGATCCACCAGGAGCATATACTAACTTAGCTTTAGAATATGATGGATCATCGTGGTCTGCTAATCCAAATAACTATCCTGCTGCTGTTACAGCTATAGGTCACTGTGGAACACAAACTGCTGCCTTGTTAAGTGGAGGTGCAACTTCACCAGGAGCTTTTCAAACAACATCTTTTACATACGATGGTTCTAGTTTTAGTGCAGCACCTAGTCTAATATTTGCTCACTCGGTAGCGGCGGCTGGTGGAACTCAAACAGACGCAATTATTTGCACTGGACAAACAACTCCACAACCAACCGCATCAAGTCAGGCACAAGGATATGATGGAACTTCTTGGTCTTCAAGACCAGGTGTATCTTCTGTAAGAAGATATTCTGGATCAGGAAAAAGCACTTCACCAGCGTCTGCTTCATGGGTAGCAGGAGGATATACGGGATCAGCGCCTACTAACGCACACGAAGAATTTACTGGAGAAACAACTGCATTAAATGTTAAGACTTTAACTCAAGCTTAAACTATGATAAACAAACTTAAAAAGGAGGACTAAACTATGGCACACTTTATATATGGAGTAGCTGAAAACACAGGCAAAGGATTTTTTACTGCTGAAGACAGAAGAAAATTCTTCCTTAGAGGTTATCCTGCAAACGTCTGGATGGTTGGTAACAACGTTGACGGCGCTATGTGGTTAGCTGAAAAAGGAGCTCGTGAAAAGACAAAAGCAGAAGCACAAGCTTTGATTGATGCAGAAGTAACTGCAGCTCAAGAAGCGTGGGATGCTCAGTCTGATGAAGACAAAGCTAATCCAACTAATATAAGACCAGCAGATGTAATATTGCCATAAGGACATTCTAAATGGCAACTTACGAAGAAATATACGGTAAGAGAGTAAAAGAATTTGACTCTGACCCCACGCTCGATTCGAGTTATGAGGGACAGGTTTGGTATAACTCGGCCACAGGCACATTAAAATCTGTTGTTTCTTTTGCAGCAGCAGTTAGCGCACAAGCTATGCCAACAGGAACAAGAGCTTATGGAAGTATAGGAGCTACACAAAGTGCTTTTATGGTTGCATGTGGTGCTAATCCTGGAACTAATTATAGTGCAAATGTGTATGAATATAATGGCAGTGGTTGGGTAACTGAAACTTCTGCGAGTAATACTAGAGATCAAGCTCCTAGAGGATCTTTAGGAACCACTACTGCAGGTTTAGTATTTGGAGGTTTAGGACCAAGTATTGTTCGAGCAACCACTGAACTATGGAATGGAAGTTCTTGGAGTGAATCGGGAGATTTAAGTGATTCAAGAGGAGGTGGTGAATCTTTTGGAGCACAAACAGCATGTGTTACAACTGGTGGATATAATGATTTTAGCCCACCTTATTGGACAAATGCAACAGAAGAATTTAATGGTAGTTCTTGGACAGCAGGAACTGCAACTCCAATAAATACAATTAATGGATGTGGAGTTGGAACTTTAACAGCAGGAATAATTATTGGTCAACAAGAACAACCTGGTAACTCATACCCAAGTAAGGCTACAGTAACACAAACACGAAATTATGATGGGACTTCTTGGACAAATGGTGGAGTCATTAATATGGCAACTAATGTTGCTAGCGTAGCAGGGACATCATCTTCATGCCGAAAAGCAGGTGGAGCTAGTCCCGCACCAGCTTCTTATACTAACACAGAAGAATGGGATAACACCTCATGGACAACAGGACCTTCTTTAGTTTCAGATCTTAGTAATGGCGGTGGGGCCGGAACTTCTACAGCGGCAGTATATGCAGGTGGACAAACACCTCCTGGAAATTTAACGACTGTTCAAGAAGTAAATAAATCAATTAATACAATCACTGCAGCAGCATGGGCTAGTGGTGGAAATTTAAACACAGCTAGATCACAAGGAACGGGTGCTGGAACTATGACGGCAGGATGGGTTGTTGGTGGACAAGAACCATCTCTTTCAAATAAAACAGAAGAATACGATGGCACTTCTTGGACTGCTGTAAACAACTTAGGTATGTCATCAAGATTATTATGTGGGGCAGGACCTCAAACTTCTGCTTTTGCAACTGGTGGATTTATTCCAGGACCAAGTGTTACGAATGCACTTTATAATTATGATGGAACAGACTGGACATCTGGAGCAGCTCAACCCGTAGGGACATATGGCCAAGGATCATTAGGAACTCAAACAGCAGGATTAGCTTTTGGTGGTAGTGCACCAACAACATCAAACCATTTAACCACATCATATGAATATGATGGAGAAGGATGGACAGCCTCTCCAGGAGGTTTGAATCAAGGAAGACATTACATAGCTGGAAGTGGGACACAAACTGCTGGACTAGCTGCAGGTGGAGATAAAGGACCTGCAAAATCTGATAACACTGAAGAATATAATGGTTCATCTTGGACGGCTGGGGCAACTATGCCAGACGTTAGAAGAGGAGCAGGATTATCAGGACCTCAAACAGCTGCATTATTATTTGGTGGTGGTGGAGACCCAGGAGCTCGTACAACTACATTTGGATATGATGGAACTTCGTGGTCAACAAGACCAAGTATTTCAACATCAAGAAGATTAATTGAGGGTGGTAGTAAAGATGGATCAAATACATCTGCATGGATGGCAGGAGGGCAACTAGAATCTCCAGGTGCAGTATCAGCTTTAACAGAAGAATTTGACGGAGGAACAGAAACAGTTACAGCTAAAACATTGACAACTAGTTAATATTATATATATTGTTGAATGAAAGGATTATTATGACAGAAAAAAGAAATATACATGCACTTATAGAAAAA